AAGTCTGGGCGGATTCAAGAAAGATTGCCAACAGGAGTTAATGAATGCCATTTAACATAACAGATTTTAAGAGTCAGTTTGAAAAACATGGCGGTCCTGCGATGTCAAATTTATTTGAGGTCCAATTGCTTGGTTTACCTAAAGGAATTGTAGTAAATAAAAACTACGATCCTTCAAGAGGATTTACTTTCTTTTGTCATAAAATGGATATACCTGCAGTTGCGATTAATTCTTCTGACGTTGCATATACAGGACAAATGAAAAGGAAAATCCCAACAGCAGTTCAAAACCCAGGACCAATGACAGGAAGTTTCTTTGTTGATAGTAATCACCATGTATTAGCATTCTTTCATCAATGGGCACAAACTATTGTAAATTACAGTAAAGGAAATGATCCTACAGCAGAAGTAAATGGTAAGTTACCACATGAAGTTGGATTTAAGAAAGACTTTTCTTGTGATATGATTATTAAACATTATTCAACAGATTCATACCCAGAGGTTTATTATGAAGCAAAACTATTTGGAGTATGGCCTGTAAGTATTGGAGCTTTAAATCTTGATTGGGCCGGTGGAACTGCATTATCATTAGATGTGCAATTCACAATGTCTGATATTGGATTTAGTTCTGATAGAACAGGAACAAAAGATGGACTATCAAGAGGTGGTGGTTTATTGGATGTACTCGGAGATATCGCAGGATTTGCCGATACTGTAAGAGGTACATTAAAAGGTGGGAAACCAACAAGCATTCAAGACGCAGTCAATAGATTAGACAGGCTAGGGAATGCAATTGATAACTTAGGTGGTTAGATTTAAATTATAGGAGTATACTATGGCACTACCAAAAATTGATTTACCGATTGGAGAATTAACTCTTCCAAGTAACGGTGATAAAATAAAATATAGACCGTTTACGGTTAAAGAAGAAAAGATATTATTGGTCGCACAGGAAGCTGGAGATGCAGAAGCTGAAGTGATCGCAATGAAACAGATAATTAATAACTGTTTGATTGATTATCATATTGAGGATATAGCATTATTCGATTTTGAATATGTATACTTGATATTACGATCTAAGTCTGTAGATAACATGGCAAAGTTTGTAATTAAAGATCCTGACACAAATGAGAATATTGAATTAGAACTTGATATGTCAGAGATAGAGGTAGCAAGAGATCCTAAACATACAAACGAAATTATAATTAATGATGATTATACATTATTTTTAAAATATCCAAACGTGGATAGTTTTATTAGAATCGTTGCTATGAATGAGGAAGATCCGTTAACGAATTATTTTGTAATGGTTGCTTGCTTGGATACATTGGCTTCAGAAGATGAAGTACATGATTTTTCAGAATATAGTTCTGAAGATGTAGAAACATTTATGGATGGTCTCTCAGGAGATGTTATTAGACAAATAACTACTTTCTTTGAAACTATGCCGAAGATACGAAAAGAATTACCGTATACAAATAGTGAAGGTAAAGAGCAAACATTTGTAGTAGAAGGAACACGAAGTTTTTTTACGTAAGCCTTAGCCATATAACGCTAGGGCATTACTACCAAATGATTTTCTCCATGGCACAACACCATAAATGGTCTGTGGCTGAAATTGAGGCAATGATGCCTTATGAAAGAGATCTTTATTTTAGTATGCTGGTGCAATGGATAGAAGAGCAAAACGAAAAACGACAAGGTTAAATTAAATGGCAGAAGAAACCACAAAGAAAAAGTTAAGTCCTGAGACTGAAGCTATTATAGATCGGCTGAAACGAGAAGGTCAGCTGACGCGTAATAGTGAAGGTAATTCTATCAAGTCAATTAAAATAAATCTTGACAAGTTTGCTGATGCCTTTACAGCCATTCAAAAAAGTTCAGAAGATACTGCCAGAATTATGACAGAAAACTTTGTTGATGGTAATACTGAAATACTTAAAAAGGTTGATGAATCATTAGAAGGTTTAACCGACGAACAAAAGAAAGCCGAACTTCAAAGAAGAAAGGAAGTCAAAGAAGAAGCAATTAAAAAGAAAGAGGAGACAAGAGAACAATCAATGGCTGAAAAGTCGTTAAGGGCTACTCTTATGAATGGCTTTGGTGATTTAAAGAAAGGATTCTTAGCGGTTAAAAAAGATCCGTGGGGTTCATTACTTCAGATCGGAAAGTGGGCAGTTATAATACCAATATTAGCAGGAGCAATAAAAGGTGTTCTTGATTTGATGTTTGGTGATTCTGAGATGGCCCAGTTTTATAAAGATATCAATAATAGTGCGTTTATGAAATTTGTTAAAGATCATCCATGGGCGTCTCTTGGTATTGCTCTTACAGCTTTTGCCGGTGTTAAATGGATGAAAATGTATTTAGCAATGATGGCTGCTGCAAAAACACTTGGAGTAGGTGGTGGTACAGATGTTGTAGCAGGCGGTACTGGAAAAGGAAAAGGAAAGGGACTCAAAGATAGACTTGGAAGATTATTAAAAACAACAAAGGGTAAAGGTGGACTTGCTGGTATTGTACTTCTTACTGTTGGCGGTATAACATATGCAGTAATGGATGATGATGACGAACCTGTAAATGTTGACGAAGAAATTAAAAGAATTAGAAGAGAAAACGAAGTAAAAGAACAAGAAGTTATAAAGGGAAAAATAGACAGTTATAAAACCACCTTAGAAAGAGATAGAACAACTTTTGGTGATGTATTAACAGGAACTTTAGTTAGTGGAGGCATTGGTGCTGCAGGTGGTGCCGCTGTTGGTGGCGTAGGAGCAATTCCAGGCTTGATAGGTGGATTAATTTTTGGAGCTGTTACTGGTCTTGGTACGGTTGCGTATGAAGCGGTTGATGATTATAGAAATGATATTGATAACATTCCTAATGAATTAGAAGCATTATTAAAGAAAGAAAAATTTAACATGGCTGATAAAACTGGTCGTAACAGACAGTTTCAATTATCAGATAAACAAAAAGAAGATTTAGTAAACGCTAACGATGCTCTTATTCAAAAAATGATAGATGGTTTAGTTGGCACAATAGCAGGACAAGATGTAGATCTTAAAAATTTAGAAGCTGCTCTTGGCGGTGAAGTTACACGACAACGAAAAGGAAGTTCTAGAGTATTTTCCGATTATGTAACTATGCCTGATGGTACATTAATTAAAAAATCAGAAGCTGAAAAGCAACTTGCAGATTTAAAAGAAGAAAGATTATTAAGAGAACAACAATTAATTACTTCAAGAAATATATTGAAAGCAAGAAAAGGAGAAGAGCAGGCAATACAAGAAAATGTACAAGCTGTTGAAGATAACACAACAACAGTTAATGAGAAGACTACGGAAATAAAAGATACTCCGAAAGAAGAGGTCGATATAAAACCCAGTACAGAAGAAAGAGAAAGAAAACAAAATATTGCTGCTGGTGGATTTGCTCTTAATATAACAAATAACTATTATAATAAAGGTGGAGATACTGTTGTTCAGAACCAATCTGATAACAGAGTTGCATCTACAAAGAATACTGCTATTCGTGCTGATGGTGGTGGTGGCGGTTCAAGATTTGGCGGTTCATTACCATCCGGTGGCGCGATGGCATAAAAAAGGACCCTGCAGCGGGTCCCAAAAAACGGCTCGGCAGGATGTCACCTACGGAGATTGTTTTTAATATTTATTCTCCTTTGAGGTAAGCAAGTACTTTCTCAGGAGTTGTTTCACCGTATGGATCTGTAGTACAATCATCTTCAAACCCAGGTTCACTAAACATCCTTTCAACAGTACCATCGTCTACGACCATAGCATATCTCCAAGATCTTTTACCGAAACCTAAGTTATCCTTTGCGACTAACATATCCATTCCTGCTGTAAATTCGCAAGAACCATCAGGAATCAATTTAACATTTTTAATTCTCAAATCTTCAGCCCATGCATTCATTACAAATGTATCATTACAGCTTACACAATATACTTCATCAACACCTGCTTCAGTAATTTGGTCATATAGGACATCAAATCCTGGTACCTGATTATTGGAACAAGTTGGTGTAAATGCGCCAGGTAGTGAAAATACAACTACTCTTTTACCTTTAAAATAATCGTCTGTAGTCGGGTAGGTCCAATCGAACTCACCGCTCTCTACGTTTCTGCTTCTTACTTTAAAAGTTACGTTAGGGATAGTTTTCATAATTTAGTTTCCTATCAATAGAGGGAGGCCATTGCGACCTCCCAGATTAATATTGATTAACCTTTTAAGAATTCTTTCTTAGTGTTAATCTTAATTTTACGAGCCTTTTTCTCTTCAGGAATTATTCGTTCCAATGAAACAGTTAAAAGACCATTTACGAAGCTAGCATCAATTACTTCAATATCGTCTGCAAGAGTAAAACTTCTTGTGAACTTTTTGAAGGAAATGCCACGGTGAACATAGTCTCCACCGCCGTTGAAGTAATCTCCTGCTTCATCCCATGTGGAACGAACAGTCAATACGTCTTCTTTTACTTCTATTTCTACATCGTTAATATCAAGACCTGCTAACGCAAGATCAATAAAGAACTTTTCGTTTTTATCAGTTCTGATATTATAAGGCGGGAAGCCTTGTGATTGATGTACTTGTGGGAATTCCACCAATCTGTCGAAAACTCTATCAAAGCCTACGGCAAAAGGGTGAAGTTGGTTTATATTTAATCCAGTCATTTTTATCTCCTATTAAGCAAGATTAATTATTACTATGATGGTTATTACCCATCGGTTAATGTAAAACCCTTACGGCGTTCTACAAATTTATTTATAACGAAGAAAAGACATCCTTGTCTGAAAAGTTACTCCTTTTCTTCTGTCTCAGTTGCTGCTTTAACTGCACCGCTAGCTGCATCAAGAGTATATGTTGTTACATCAGATACGTCTTTGATTACACCGCTGATAATACCAGTTGTTCCATCGACAACATTGCCGACTGAACTACAGCCCATTACAAAAAAGGTCAATACGAATAGTATATACTTCATAGCCTTCTCTCCTTATTACAAGGTACTTCCGGGGGTGGTTTCCTACCCACTAATTGAAGAAGCGTACCACTTGATACGCCGATCATCTTCCTTGAAATAATGGTGCCGGCACCAAGAGTCGAACTCGGGACCTACTGATTACAAATCAGTTGCTCTACCAACTGAGCTATACCGGCCTAATTCTATATTTTTATTATACAACAGATTTAGTATAATGTCAACTATTTTTTGCCGATATTATACTTGACCGTCAGCTCCCAATCATTCTTTTCTTTAAATGAAATTATTTTTATTTGGTTCAGAGAAGCAACTGGATCTTTAGTCTTTGAAGGATCCACTATTTTAACAAGTTCCCATTCTTCTAATAAATTCACAATCGTATTACGACGTGAGATATCTTCTTCTGTTAACGTATTATGCTTTCCGTCTAAAATAAACAATTCTTTAAAGTGTAGTATTGAGTACCTACCTTTCTTATGTAGGATGTGACATGATTGATATAACTTTTTTTCTTTGCGGCTTGAAATGCCTATTCGAGTCAATGTTTCTTTAACCTTGAGGAAGGAATCCTGCGTGGGTAATTCAACTTCGACACCTACTCCTTTGAAAATATCCGTGTCCATGATTTATATTCACCTTGTTAATTATTATGTTTAGTGGCAACGGTTAAGTACCGTATCAGATTATTTATAATAATCATATTTTAGCCACCTTCATTAACTTTATCATGGAGAGATTTAACTTGTTCCTTATTTAATACCTTAAGATATTGTTTAGCAACAGTTCGGTTACATTGATATATTTCTTGGATTACATCAAGATCAGTGTTCTTATCAGCCTTTGGCCATTTTGAGAATCTTTTGCGTTTACGAAGTACAGCACGATAATAATCAAACTGAGCAGCATCAAATAAATGATGACGCATATTCATTTCGTTTGCATGTAAGATGGTGTCCTCAAAATTTGTGAAGCCACGGTTCACTACATAAGGCGTATACATCTTTTCAGTATGTTCAGGTATATCGCTATTGCGAATCAGATCCTCCTTTGAGAAGGACGCAGCGTTCATAAAATCAAACGGAGTTAGGTCTTTCATCAAAAAGCTCCTCGTATTCCTTTACCATAACATCAAAACTTTTACCACAGTCTTCACAGAGAATAAGTGATTTCTTGCCTTCTTCGGTATTCATCTCAACCGTAAACGATTTCTTTTTGGATGTCTTGGTACCACAGTTAAAACATTCAAGTCTTCCAAGCATTATGAGTACTCACATTCAATCATTACTTCTGTTAAGAACGCAACCATATTGATTTCTTGGTCAGCAACTAGGCCTGACTTGTACATATAATCGGCTAATGTAACTATGAAACCAGCTTGTGATTGTAAAATGACCTTTTGTGAACACATATCGTAGATACGTCGAAACATTTCGTTCATATCTTGGTCTGAATTCTTGGCAACCCATTTACGCATATCGGTAAATTGTTTTGCTTTGAGTAATCTGAAAAGATCATCAACTGATTCTTGTTTTAAATTAACAAAGATACCTTCATCAATTTTACCTGAAGCAGCATACGATTGTAATTCAGTTAATACTCTACGGAAATCAGGAAAGTGTTTCTCAATTACTTTGGCAACAACTTTAGGATCGTATTCAACTTCTTCTTGGTCAAGTATTGCCTTAACTCTTTTGAAGAACTCCATTGCCATTTGCGGACGATCGTTTGTATCAATAGTAAAGTCTACTTCTGATAACCTTGAACGTAATGGACTGATAATACGATTCTTGAAATTACAAGTAAAGATGAAACCACAGTTTGAACTATACTCTTCAATAAAGTTACGTAATGCCGGTTGGACATTAGCTGCATTCAAATAATCTGCTTCATCAAAGATTACATACTTACGACCTGTACCTGTTAGAGATACTGCGGAAGCAAATGTTGAGATATCGTATCGGAGGGTATCAATATTAACATTAAGAGAACCATTCTTTACGATATAATCGCAACCGAGTTCTTCAAGCATGGCTTTGGCAATTGTAGTTTTACCTACACCTGGACCACCTGTTAATAATAGATTTGGAACACTGCCGTCTGATACGAACTTACGGAATTGTTCTTTTGTCTTGTCAGGTAGAATTGTATCTTCAACAATCTGCGGACGATATTTTTCAACCCATAAGACTTCGTTTGATTTTGCATCAATCATAATTCACCATAAACATAATATAAAATAATAAAAATTTGAGAAAACGCGAGGGTGTTTGACCACCCTCACTTCTCGAGAAATGAGTTATTGTTTAACCAACAACTTTATCAGCTAAAGGAGCTTCAGGATTTGTTGTGTCAACAGCAATTTCCTCTTCGCCTTTACTTGTATCAGGCTGTGGAGATTTCTGTCTTAAGAATGTTTCGAGTTTATTTCTTAACATCCCTACACCAGCCATCTCTTGTCCTTGGAATCCACCACGCTGAGAAACTACATCAATAATTTGCAGTAGCGTTGACAGATCACTAAGATTGATAACCACTTCTTGTTGTTCCTGACCTTGTTGGCCAAGATGTGATACGTCATTCATATTAATCACCTTTTATTATAAGTCGACTTTGAATCTATAGCCACGTAATACGTGACCCCTTCACCTTTAAACTCTGAGATACCTTTTGAACAAAGAGTAACATCATAGTCTATTGGCATTAGTTTCAAGTTATCAGTTTTAATAATAATCTTGAACTCATCGGCAGTTTCCCCAATTTCAACGCCAAAGTCATCTGCGTTGTCGTTGGCACTGTCGATTGCTTTCAGATAACATTTGCCACTTTCGCCAACAAATGCAATCTCTGAAAATTGTAATACACCAGCCGCCTTCAATACTGAAGACAGTGTATCTGCCGTCACCGATACTTCTACATCAGCAGAAGGAATAGTAATATCCTTTTCTGGTGGAGTATGTATCATTGACAGATCAGCAAAGACGTATTTGGTTCTACGTTTGCCTTCCGATATAATAAAGTATTTATCAAAAAACTCTACATCCGGATCGTTATACAGAGATAAAATAGACAAGAATCTTGATAAATCGTAAACACAGGCATCAGAAGGAATCTCCTGGTCTATATTTGCGATCGCAATCAGCGTCTTCTCTGGAGTTATGGTCTTAACAACTGAACCTGCTGATAACAAGATCGACTTGTTGATAGCGGTAAAGCTTTTTAGGACCGTCAAGGTTTCGTTAGAAAATTTCATTATATAAGTTTCTCCATTAGTTTATTGTTGTCTATTATACAACAGTTATTTAGATTTGTCAATAGGATTATAAGCTTTTTTGTTGGAGCTATTATCTGCGGTTGCAGTTACACCTAATTGACCGAGAGATCCCATGTCACCCTTAAAGATATAAGAACCAACATGATTAAGTTTCATCCAAGGACACATCCATACTGAAAGGTCGGCTTTACGAGCCATCTTACAGAAGAAGTAATCTTCAGACAAGTACCTTCTTGACTCTGGGTCAATGACACAATCAAAGAAAGCATGTATATCTCGAGTACCGTCAAATTGTTCGGTTCTAACATGGTCAGGTTTATATGCAAGTTCAGGATAGGCATCTCGATATTTTTCTAATGCTTCTCTTGTAATTAACATAAACCCAGTACCACCTTCGGCAACTTGAACAGGTTCTGCGAGTTTAAATTGTTTTATATCTCCAACAGGATTAAAAACAAAATCTGATGTAAATTTTTCTAGGTCAAAAGGATTCTCTTTGCCTACTCCGGATTGAGCAGCAGCTGATACCTTTTCCCAAGCAATTGTTTTCTTAGGATATGGACCACATACGACATCGTATTTTTCAGGATCTGAAATCTGTAATGCAAGTAACGCCAAAGCATCTCTTGGATCAAATCCAATGTCTGCGTCAATAAACAATAAATGTGTACAGTCAGATCTTAAGAATTCATCTACGATATAGTTTCTTGCTCTTTGTATTAAACTCTCATTAAATAGAAAGTAATACTTCATTGGTATTTTATGAGATGAACATAACATACTTAAATCATTGGTTGACTTAGTATATAGTCCAGTACATTGACCACCATACATAGGTGTACCAACGAATAGTCTTTGTTTTTGTAATTCTTCTGTTTTTACTTCAAGCT